CGTAGGCAGAGCTATTCGGTGGTGCGCGGGGTCGCGGTCATTCCGATCGTCGGGACGCTGATCCGGAGGGGGTCGTTCACGGGCCAGAGCTCGGGCACCACGTCCTACGAAGGGATCAGCGCACAGCTCCGCGCGGCGGCAGAGGACGATGCGGTCCGAGTGATTGCCCTTGAGATCGACAGTTTCGGCGGCGAGGCGGCGGGTATCTTCGACCTTGGCGAGACGATCCGCCAGGTGCGCGAGGTCAAGCCCGTTCGCGCCTTCATCGCTGACTATGCCCTGTCGGCGGGGTACGCGATCGCCAGCCAGGCAGATCACATCACGATCCCGCCCTTTGGCGAGGCAGGATCGATCGGCGTCGTGCTGATGCATGTCGACTATGAGCAGTACTTGGAGCAGGAGGGGATCAAGGTATCCCTGATCCATTCCGGAGCGCACAAGGTCGAAGGTAACCCCTTCGAAGCGCTGCCGGAGGCTGTCCGGGACCGCCTGCAGGCGGAAGGCGACGCCATTTGGCAGAGCTTTGCCGAAATGGTTTCGGTCGGGCGCCGCGGGATGATTTCAACGCAGGCCGCGCTCGACACCGAGGCGCGTACATTCCGGGGAGACCAGGCGGTTGCCGCCGGTCTGGCAGATGAGGTTGCCGAGGCCCGCGTGGCCTTTGCGGCCCTGCTCGACGAGGTCTCCCCTCAGATCCAACCGGTGGGCGCCCGGGCGGCGCAGGCGCCCAAGCTGGCAATACGTGGCCCGAGTGGAACGGTGCCCAAAACAGTTTCTACGGAATCGACTTCACCATGTGCGGGGTTGGCGGCCCGCATGGACACCCCCGCGGAACCCGCCTCCGCAGCAAAGGAGACCCCCATGGATTGGGAATCCCTGACCACGGCCCAGCTGCGCGAGCACCGGGCTGATCTCGTCTCGGAGATCGAGACGGAAGCCACCTCGGCCGCCACGGCCGAAAAGGACAAGGCGGTGAAGGCCGCTGTAACCGAAGAGCGGGCGCGGATCGCCGCGATCGACGAAATTGCGATGGAGGCCCATGCCGATCTCGTCGCCGCAGCCAAAGCCGACGGCCGCTCGGCCGAGCAGCTGGCCCTCGACATAGTCAAGGCCGACAAGGCGGCTGGCGGCAATCACCTCAAAATCCTGCGCAGCGCCGACGCCGCGGCGGGTGTCCCGGCCGCGCCGTCTTCGGAGCCGGTCGTGTCCGGCAAGCACGAAGGCGGCACGCCGGAAGAACAGGCCGAGGCGGCATGGGACAGCGATGCCAATCTTCGCGCCGAATTCAAAGGTAAAAAAGAGGATTACCTCGCCTACGCGAAGGCAGAATCCGCCGGACGTGCGCGCACCCTGCGCCGCGCGTCGTAATCCAGTCCTGATCAGGAGACAGAGACATGACTACCCTCGCTGCGGATAGCCCCCGCGACTACCAGCTCGGCGATCTGGGGGACTTCCCCGTAATCGCCGCGGATATCATCTACGAAGGCGCCGCTGTCGGCGAGAACGGCTCCGGCTATTCCCGCCCGCTTCAGGCCGGTGACGCCTTCCAGGGTTTCTGCCTTGAAACGGCAGACAACTCCGCTGGCTCGGCCGGTGACATCAACGTGCATGTCCGCCGCCGTGGCCGGATCGTGTTGCCGATCGCCGCGATCGCCATCACGGCCAACGATCATCCGCCGGTCTACGCATCGGACGATGACACGTTCACCCTCACCCGCGGATCGAATTCGTTCATCGGCGTGGTGAGTCACTGGGTGTCGACCGGCGAAGCCGTGGTCGCATTCGATGCGGACATGGCCGCGGTGCATGAAAGCGCCGTCGCCCTTGGCACCGCATAAGGAGGCAGGGATATGACTGCGAACAAGGGACTTTCTTCGCGCGCCATCATCGGGAGCTTTTTCCAGCGGCTCGAAGTGGCGACTGATGCCAGCTGGGTCGGCGCGCTGTCGATGTACTTCACGTCCGACCAGGAGGCGGAAGAGTACAAATGGCTCGGAATGGCACCGGTCATGCGCGAATGGGTCGGTGGCCGGAATGCCAAGGGTTTCCGCGAGAACGGCATCGTCATCCGGAACAAGAAGTTCGAAGCGACGATGGAAGTGCCGGTCGACTGGATGCGGCGTGACAAGACCGGCCAGATCGACATCCGTATCGACGAGATGGTGCAGCGGACTGTGACACACTGGCAGAGCCTGCTGTCGGCAAACATCGCGGCAGCTGAATCGACTGTCTGCTACGATGGCCAGTATTTCTTCGACACGGACCACGCCGAAGGAAAAAGCGGGACTCAATCGAACGACATCACGGTCGATATCTCCGCTGTTCCGGCCAGCATCCACGGCACGGCCACGATGCCCTCGGCCGAGGAGCTCCGCGCCATGATCCTCAAGGGTGTCGAGACGATGCTCGGGTTCAAGGACGATGAGGGTGAACCGATGAACGAGATGCACCGGGAGTTCCTGGTGCAGGTGCCGACCCACTGGTTCAGCAATGCGGCGGCCGCGATCAACAACCCGGTGGTCGGCGGCGGAGATACCAACGTGATGACCAATCTCGATGGCTACACGTTCCGCCTGGCCGTGAATCCGCGCCTGACCTGGACCGACAAGCTCGCCGTGTTTGCGACCGACGGGTCCGTCAAACCCTTCATCCGGCAGGAGGAGGAAGGCGTGACAGTGTCGGCCGTCGCTGAAGGCTCGGAACTGGAATTCGACGAGGACCTCCACCGCTACGGCGTCAAAGCCTTGCGCAACACCGGTTATGGCTACTGGCAGAAAGCCTGTCTGATCCAGGCCGTCTGATCCCGGATCAGTCGCTTCATTCGGGCGCCCCTCACAGGGGCGCCCTCGTCGAGCGACCGACTCTTGAAAGGAGTTTATCATGATCGAAGTCACTGCAATTCCCGTCGAAGGTGCGTGGGTCCGGGGTCCGTGCAAAGTGCGGATCACGAAAGAACAGCATGCCCGCCGCATCAGTGTGCTGGGGCCGAAGTATCCGCGAGGCGGTGTCTTCAAGCTCGACGGCGGACAGGCGATCAACTTCAAGCGGGGGGAAACCTTCCAGATGGATGCGCCGAAGCGGCTCAACAAGGCCATCTTCGCCTTCGACGACCCGGATGAGCCGGATCCGAAAGCGGGCGGCGCGTCCGGGGATGACACGCTTGTCGACAGTTCCGGTGACGACACTTTCGATGACGCGTCCGGCGACGATACCGTGACCGGCGGATCGGGTGATGATACCGTGGCCGAGGGATCGGGCGACGATACGGTCGCCGCATCGTGATCGACTTCGCTGGCGATGTAGACCGCATGTTCGCAGACCCGCAGGGGTTCGGCGCGGATGCGGTCTACACGCCGTCAGGCGGCTCTCCGATGGAGGTCCGGATCGTCCCGGTTCTGCCCGATGAGATCGAGCGTTTCGGCGACACGCGTCTGAGCACAGAGACGTCCGAGTTTCTCATCCCGGTGTCGGCCGTCGCTGAACCTGTGGCCGGAGACGCGATCCTCTACGATGGAGACCTCTACCGCGTGCAGGGTCAGCCGCAAAGGGACGAGCGCCGGGTCATGTGGCGCATTGAAGCGAGGCCGGAATGAAGTTCGGAGCGGAGTGGGCCCCTGATTTTGCGACGCTCATGAGGTCCGTTGATGAGGACGGGGCCCGCGCGACTTCGCTGGCAATGCGATCCGCCGGCCGCGATCTCAAGAACGAATTTCGTCGTCGCATCGCGACCGCGGGATTGGGCAAGCGTCTCGGCTACACAATCCGCGACAGGTCTTACCCCGAGCGCTCCAATAGCCTTGATGCGGCGGCACTTGTCTGGACGAAAGCGCCGCACATCCTCGGTCCGCATGTCAGGGGTGAGATCATCAGATCGTCAAAGGGTCGGTGGCTGGCTGTTCCGACCGAGGCCGCAGGTCGTGCGGCAGGCGGTCGGCGTATGACACCAGCGGATTGGGAACAACGCACCGGGCTGCGGCTGCGCGCCGTGTTTCGACCCGGGCGTCCCGGCCTCCTGGTTGCCGACGATGCCCGGGTGAACAAGCGGGGCCTGGCGCGTCGCAAGGGGGGGCGTCGGCGCAAGGATGGCATTCTGACCGGCGCTCAGACGGTCGTCATCTTCATCCTTGTGCCTCAGGTGGGGCTGCGGAAGCGCGTCGATCTCCTGCAGGCAGCGCAGGCGGTCATTGCGACCGTTCCGAGCCGAATCGAGGCCAACTGGAAGGACTGAGCATGACGACAAAATCGGAGACCGTCCTGACTGCGCTTTTCACAGCCCTGTCGGGGATGACCGGCCCGACGGTCCTTCGCAACGCGGACTACCCTGAGAAAACCAACGCAAGCGGTCTGGTCATCCTGCGGGACGGTGAACCAGGCGAACCCGAGGTCACCCTCTCGCCGCTGTCATACGATTATGAGCATGTCGCCCTGATCGAGGTGATGGTCCAGTCAGACGACAATGACGCCAACTTCGACGTTGTGAAGACGAAGATCGGCCTTGCGATCGCTGCGGACCGGACATTGGGCGGTCTTTGCGACTGGGTGGAGGCGGAGGCCCCGGTGACAGACGACCTCGCAGTCTATGCGACGACATCCATCAAGGCCGTGGCCATCCCGGTCCGGCTTTTCTACTCGACCAGCGATCCGCTGGCCTGACTGACTTCAAAAAGGAGAAATCGAAATGGGACGAGCCTATGGCGGGCGCGCGCTGATGGCGCTTGCATTTGAATCCACCTATGGCACCGCACCCGGGTCCGGTTTTCTCCAGATGCCCTTCGTGTCGTCCCAGCTTGGCGCGTCACAGGAGCTTCTGGAATCGGAACTTCTGGGGTCCGGGCGCGATCCGCTGGATCCGGACCTCGATGTGGTCGTGGCGGATGGCAATATCGTGGTCCCGGTCGACACCGGGGCATTCGGCAACTGGCTGAAGTTGCTCTTCGGAGATCCGACGACGACCGGATCGTCTGATCCATACACGCATGTGTTTGAGTCCGCCGGTTACGATCTGCCCTCGGCTTCGATCGAGTTCGGCTATCCCGAGGTGCCGCACTACGCGATGAATGTCGGGGTCAAGGCCGATACGCTGGAAATGTCCTGGCAGAGGTCCGGTCGCCTTACCGCTCAGATCGGCTTGATCGCTCAGGGTGAGGATCCCCCGGCTTCGACTTCCTCGGCTGGAACGCCGACTGGATACACGGCAGAACGCTTTGCCAACCGCCACGGTTCGATCACGCGGGGCGGCGCCGACCTGGGCAACGTGACCTCGGCAACCCTGCGGTATTCGAACAACCTCGACCGGATTGAGGAGGTGCGCGATGATGGCAAGCTGGGAGGTGTCGATGAAGCCCAGGCGTCATTGTCCGGACAGTTGGTGATGCGCCATGCTTCGACGGCACTGATTTCGGCCGCCGTCGCCGGGACGCCGGCAGCAATGACGCTGGAACTCGCCCGGTCGGGGACGCGGTCGCTCGTCTTCGCAATGCCGCGGGTGTTCCTGTCGCGTCCGAAGGTCGGTCCACAGGGCCCGGGCGGTGTCGAGGTCACCTATGACTGGATCGCTTCGATTGCCACCAACGGCGATCCGATGCTGGAAGCGACCCTGACCAGCGCGGTGGATGCCTACTGATGATCACACTTGACCTGCAAAAGGGCCCCGCCTGGTACGACCTGGTGTGGGACGTTCGCATTCGCGCTCTACCACTGACGACCGAGACCCGACTTGTCGCCGCTGAGGCGATCGGCCCGGCCGAAGATCCGGACGCCCCGCCGTCGCAACGACGCCAACTCGCCTGGGCAAAGGCCGTCGCGGCGGAAGTGATCCAGGATTGGGAAGGTGTCGGGGATGTCGAAGGGAATCCGATACCGGTTTCAGATGCCGCGATTTCCGCCCTACTCGACAACATCGACCTCTACATGGCGTTCCGGTCGGAGTACCTGAACCCTGCACTGGCGGTGGCCTCGGAGGGAAACGGCTCCGCGCCCTTGCCGAGTGGTACTTCGGACAAGGGCGCGAGTACTGCAGCCGATGCGAAACCCGGTGCGAAGATTGCCCGCTGAAGGTCAACCGGCCACTCTCTTATCAGGGGGCTCAGGTTTGGGATATCGCCCGCCGAATGCAGAACCAGGTGCGCCTCGTGGCAGGCTTGAAGGGCGTCACCTTGATCGGTTTCGACATGGGGGTAGCTTTCCAGATGGCAAATGCGATGGCGGTCGATCCGACCGCCATCGCGATCTTTTTCCCCGAAATAGAGGCGGCGGCCGTGGCGGCGTTTCAAGCGACAAAAGGGTCTGACGAGGATGGCTAAGCAGGTATCTGTCCGGCTGGTGTCCCAGGGTGGCGCAGAACTCAAAGCGGAATTCGCCGGCATCGGGCAGGCTGGGGAGCAGGCGTTCCGAAAGATTGATAGCCAGACCAAATCCACGACGGCCTCTGCCAAGGACTTCGAAGCCGCGATGCGGAAAGATCAGCGACAGGTCGATCGGCTGAAAGCCTCTCTGGATCCGCTCCACCGATCGTCGATGCTGTATTCGCAGGCGGTCAACCAAATCAATGCGAGCCTCGCCAAGGGACTTATTCCTCAACAGGAGGCGATCCGGCTCACGGACCTGGCCAAACAGAAGTTTGCGGGCATGTCGACGGGCATTAACAGCGTGTCCGCCGCCGCCAACCGCAATAGTCCTGTGATGCGTGCCATGAGCCTGCAGCTCAGCCAGGTCGCTCAGCAGGGCGCGGCGACCGGCGATTATGTCAAGGCTCTGGCCATCCAGCTTCCTGATCTCGCGCTCGGCTTCGGGACGGTCGGTATCCTCGCAGGTGTCGCCGCGGGCGCCCTTCTCCCGCTGGCCGTCAACGCGCTCAAGGGCGAGGAAGCTGTCGCATCCCTCGCCGACACGATCGATGAACTGGGGGCGGCGGTAGCCCGGGTTGAGGCGGCCGCAGCAAACTCCGGCCTCGGAGCGTCCGAACTCCAGCAGCGATATCGAGGGCTTTCGGAAGAGGCGCGCGATTTCTTCGAAATCGAACGGCAGATCGCGGGCCTTCGCGCGGGTGAAGCCCTGAAGAGCGCGGCGCGAAGCCTGGCCGGGGAACTGGACGTCGGGGGGTCTATAGGGATCGATCCTGATCAGATCCGCGACGCTTCCGCCGCGATGGACGACCTGCGCAACCGTATCAGCGAGCTCGATGCGGTGAGAGCAGACGCCGGTATCACCGCGGTGGAGTTGGCCCGTGCGGAGGCGGCGGCCCTCCAGGACCAGTTGGACGCCGTCAGCGACGTCGTTCTAGGTTTCGAAAGCCTTGCGGACACCCTCGGCATAGCCGACCACGAGGCGCAGGAAGTCGCTGCGCGGTTTGCTGAAATTGAGCAGGCCGAAGGCGCGCGCGCGCAGGCTGATGCTATGATCTCGCTCGTGCGGTATATCTCGGACGTGTCCGACAACCTATCCGATGCGGAAGAGGGTGGTCGGGAGCTTTACGATCGATTGATCGAGGCGACACAACAAGCACTTGTATTCGCCGGTGTTGAGATTTCCGGGCCAGTTTCAGCGGCCGCCGCCGAGGCTGAACGGTTGGCAGCCGCGATGTCGCGTGTCAATCTCTTGAAGGCGCAGAGGCCCGGACTGTCTGGGGTTCTGGCAGACGAAGACTTGGCGATGTCGCAGGTCGTGTTGCTCGGGGCTGAGGAACGTGCATCCAAGCGAGCCGAACTGGCCAATTTTCTGAAGCCCAAAAAGACGAGACGAGGTGGTGGCGCTTCTGCGGCTCAGAAAGAACAGAATGAGCTGATGCGCGATGCAGAGCGCATTTACAAGTCGACGCGAACGGAGGCCGAAAAATTTAACGAGGCCGTCAGGGAAGCCGACCAGCTGCTCGCATCTGGCCTGATCACCCAGGACACCTACAACCGCCATCTTGAGGACCTGAACGAAACCTTCCGAGACATGGATGGTCTGAAGGAGCTGCGCGAGGGGATCGAGGAGATTTCGGACGCCATTGCCAATGCCATCGTCAACGGCGAGAATCTCGGCGATGCCATGGGTAAGGTTTTTCGGAAAATCGCATCCGACCTCATCTCGTCCGGGATCCAGAAGCTGTTGATGCAGACCTTCGGATTTGACGGAGGTGGAATATTTGGCCCGCTTGTGGACAACCCATTTAGCTTGAAACAGCCGACCGGCATGCTGTCCGGCCTCGGGATTGGCGGTTCGTTCGACGGTGGC